TATTTATTTTCAATACAGAATTTACAAACTAGCTTTGGGGTTGATTTAATACCCTATCATTTTAAAGAAACTAGAGAGATACCTATAAATGATGTAGTAGAATATTCTAACCAACCTTTATATATGAATCAATTATTTACTTTAAAGAAATTTAAAAAATTAACTCATAAAGATATATTAAATTGTACTGAATATTTTGTAACAGAAGTATTAGATTGTTTTCTTATATTTAATATTAAATTTATCAGATAATAATATATAAATGAATATGAAAAATAAATTAAATTATTTAACCATCATATTTTCTTTATTATTGATGGCAGGCAACACGGCTTTTTTATGCACACATAGCCCTTTAGTACGTGAGGAAAAACTTAACCGTTTTGCCTACCATCCACGGAACAAGGGCTTTTTTATTGAGGATAACGAAATGTCTAGTTATAAAGACGGAAGAACTTTAAAACAATACTATTGTAAAAATTGTGGTGTGGAAGTAAGTTATTTTACAGGTATAGCTGGAATGAGCAGGTGTATGAAATGTTCTAGTGGAAAAAATCACTATAGATATAAAGAAAAAATTACCTTAATTTGTCAACAATGTAATAAAGAGTATGAAGTAGCTCCTTATCTTAGTAAAAGAAAATTTTGTTCTAAAAAGTGTTATGCTAACTGGCGCTCCAATGAAGAAAGCTATAAAATATATTACTGTAAAGAACCTAATTGCAACAACCAAATTCATTATGCAACTTGGAAAGTCGGTTCGGGGAGGTGTAGAAAATGTTCTGTTAAAAAGACAAATATAGGTAAATATGTTAGGTCTAAAAAAACAAGAAGTTTAATAAGTTTAGCTTATGGTGGAACAGGCATTCCATACGAAAATTCTATTTACCCGGAAGAATTTAATAATAGACTTAAAAATAAAATTAAAAAAAGAGATAATTATACTTGTCAAAAATGCGGGTTAACTACAAAAGGACAGTACATAAAGTACAACAGTGCTTTAGAAGTTCACCACATAGATTACGATAAAGAAAATAATAAAGAAGACAATTTAATTACATTATGTAAACAATGCAATATAAGAGCCAATAAAAATAGAAAATACTGGAAAGACTATTTTAAAAAAGTTTTAATAATTATAAAAAATAATATATAATATAGTAAAGGAGAAATAATATATGCTAACAGTCAGAAGGGTGCGCAAAGAAGAAAGGATTAGGGATAGGTTTAGAAATAGATTGGTTTTAACTATTGGCGATTTAACTTTTCGTATAACACGAAAAGAAGCTTTAAGTTTAAAAAATCAACTAAATCGTTTTAATCTACAACAATAAAGGAGAAATAAGATGGATAATAAAGAATTAATATGGGTAGAAAAAGAGTTTGCTGAAAAATTTAAGATATTAGAAAAAGATGCAAGTAAAAATGAACAAAGAATTGAAGCACTCGATGAATATATGAAAACCGTTAGCGATAAATCAAAGAGTGAATTCAAATCCAATCTTGAGAGCCTTGATGAAGATGTGGCTATATATACTGGTTTAATGCTGCGAGTTAAGCAAGCTTTTGAAAAAGCAAAAGACGAACAGCTGTCCGCATCCTATGCCTTGTGGGAAAAATTTGATGCCGAATTGCCAAAGGTAGATGAGAAAATTGATACACTAATTAAAACTATCCAACCATTAGAAGAAAAAATAAACAATCTAAATGATATGTTAAGCAAAATTCAAACATATAACATAGAAAAACTTGTTACCGCCATTAAGGGGGCTTCTGACTTATATGGTCAAGATAAAAAGATGTTTGAGTTTTTAATCAAAAACTTTAAAGAAAAAAAGGAGAAATAAAATGAAATCAGATTTTAAAGCTTTTAAAAAGGATATGCAAATATTAAAAAATAGGATTACAGAAACAGATAAAACAACAGATAAATTATTTGATATGTTTGGTGGGTTTGAAGGAGAGTTAAACGATTTACTTTGGGAGCTTGTTGCTAATTTAATTACTTTTACTCAAGAAAAATATGATGCTAAAGATTGGATAGATTGGTACATATATGAAAATGATTTTGGTAAAAATAAATATGAAGCTGGAACCAAAAAAACAACTAAAAAAATAACAAATATTAAAGATTTATGGGAACTAATAAAGAGTTAAGGGAGTAGAAAAATGGCAGGAAAGAAAACAGCAGGAAGACCACATAGAAAAATAAAATATGCAAAGCAATTTATTAGAACAGCAAAGAATAAGAAGAAAGCCAGAAAACGACATCTTGAAAAAAATCCGAATGATTTACAATCTAAAAAAAGATATGAAGAAATAGAATAAAGGGAGAATAGTAAAATGAGTGATTTAAAATTAGTATTTACAATCAAGCAAGTAAATGAGAATGAAGAAATAATTGGGCAAGTAAATTTTGATAAGGATATTATTACGAAAATTAATTTAACTAATGATAGTGTAGTTAAATACTTATCTAAAAAAATAGAAGAAATAATTTTAGATATGGATGCTAAAAAAATAGTAGAATATAAGTGGAAAGAAGCTGTATTAAAAGCTAATAAGATTGATGAAGGGAAGAAGTAATGATTAATGTAAGTGTTGTGAAAAATGCTGAAGAGTATGGTGTTAGAAATAAAGCTATAGTTATTTCTTTTGATATTACAGCTACTAAAGAGAATCTCGAAGCCTTAAATTCTTTGTCGGATTTAAAATTTAAAGCTAAGGAGTCTGGAACAATATCTCTACATTTGCCTAGCTATGGCGCAAAATCGTATAAAGACACTACTATAACTGCTTTAAAACTTGCTAATGATAGCGGAAAGAATTTAAAATTTGATGTCGAAAGAATCTTCTGTAAAGAATAAAGAAATAGTACTACGCAGACTACACTGTGGTTGTCTAGTTCAATGCAATAAAGAAGGTGGAGCAACTTGGATTCAAAGTCCATTATGCAAAACTGAATATAATGATTGTGAAATAGATAACTATTATAAAGAACATAGACCTTGTTTGGTTTGTGATAAATGCTTAAACTGTTTTCCTCATACCAACCATAATCATATCAAATATCTTCCACTTAAAGTACTTTTGACTGTTTATTCTTGCGTCGTTACCGGTATTCTTAAGACTATTATATTCATACGAAATAGAATAAATAAATAGTTAAAAAATATTTTCTTTATATATATAATGAAAAATATAAAATCGCTTATTTTTGATGAGTGTTTAAGAACTATTAGTAATGAAGCAATGTCAGTTGATGATATTTGGGAAGAGAAACCAGTAACTCCAGAGGTATTTTTTAAGGAGTGGTTGCCTCCTTACTTATCAGAACCTCAATTGGATGTATTTAATGTATTATTTAAAGAGGGCAAATGGAGTTATGAATACTTAGAATACCTTTTATTTTGGGGGGAAGGGTGTGTAGCTGGCAGTACTCTTTTAAGGGATGAGGAAACCGGGAGAGAGTATACTATAAAAGAATTAGCTGATAATAAGAAAAGAATTACAGTTAAATCTATTAAAGTAGTTATTAATAATAAAGAATATATTTGTAATAAAGATGGAAGAAAAAGAAAAGTAGGAAAGAAATACAAAATAGTCAATCAAAAAACGAATATTCCATTTAAAAAAGGGAATACAAAATTATATAAAGTTAAAACCAAATCAGGTAAAGAAGTAATAGTAAGTGCAGAACATAAGTTTTATACAAAAGATGGTTGGAAAACATTGGGTTCTTTGAAAATAGGTAATAAGATAGCCATTAATTCTACTACGGTATTAGATAAAAAGATTGAAAAAGAGAGAAGACAGAAAATTTCTAACACTATGATAAAATTTGATGAGATAGAATCTATTGAGTGTATTGGGGAAGAAGATTTTTATGATTTAGAGATTCCAGAAACTCATAATTATATAGCACAAGATATAGTACATCATAATAGCGGTAAAGATTTTATTTGTGTGAGGATTATTTTATACACAGCTTATTTTCTGATGTGTTTAAGGTCTCCTCAAAAGTATTTTGAATTTGCAGAAACCGAACCAATAGATTTAGTAAATGTTTCATTATCAGGACATCATGCTAAAGATGTTTTCTTTGTTAGATTAACTCAAGCAATTAAGAGTGTAATGAATCCTAATACCGGCAACAATTGGTTTAAAGAAAAGGGAATGGATTTAAGGGACGGCAAAGATATTCAAACTACAAAAGTAACTTTTAAAAAAAATATAGTTGCTCACAGTTTAAATAGTTTGAGATATACTGGTGAAGGAATGAATATTCTTTTAGCAGTATTTGATGAAGTGGGAGAGTTTAAGCCTAATAAAGCAAAAGAGCTCTATGAAAACTTATGGTTTACAGCTGAATCAAGATGGGGCACTAAAGACATTGCCCCATTTAGAATCATACTAATCTCTTATTTAAGAGATGAAAATGATTTTATGAATTATAGGTGGGAATCGACTAAAGAAGATAAAAAAGTTTTTAGAAGTAAAAAATGTACTTGGGAAGTTAGACCTGGGAAAACAAGAGAAGATTATAAAGGTGCTTTTGAAAAGAATCCAGAAGAAGCATTAAGAAGACTTGCAAATGAATTATCTGGAACAATGGGAAATTCATTTATTACTCATAGAGCAAAGATAAGAGAACATGTTAATAAGAATAGTATGTCACCATTTATTGATAACCCATTTAGAACTCACGACTTAAATGAATTACAATTAGCCGCTTGGTTTAAGCCTTATTCAGTTAAAGAATTAGATGACCTAATAAATAGAACAGATTTAAATGAAGAACAAAAGAAATTAAGAAATAAATTAAAGATTCAACACGGAGATGCAAAGTATAATATACATATAGATTTAGCTAAGGGGAAAGACGGAGGAGATTGTGCAGGATTTGCTATGTGTCATTCTTATAGGTTAAATCCTTACATAGATGAGTCTCAAATTAATGTTTATTTAGATTTAGTAATGCAGTTAAAGGGTAAAGACGGAAAAGAAATTGACTTTGAAAGAATTCGTCAATTCATTTATAAGTTACAAGATAGAGGATTCACAATTGCTAAGGTAACACTTGATGGATATCAGTGTTTATCAGGAGATACTAAAATACAATTAGTAAACGGTTCAACAGTTCCTATAAAAGATTTAGTAGGTAAAGAACCCTGGATTTATAGTTATACTGGGAAAGAAATAATTCCAATACAGGGAAGTAATATAAGAAAAACAGGTAAAAAAGTTCCTTTATATGAAATAACTTTAGATAATAATAAAAAAATTAAGGCAACAAAAGAACATCCTTTTATGTTACGAAGTGGGGAGTATAGAGAGTTAAAGAATTTAAAAATTGGGGATTCTTTAATGCCATTGTATTTAAAACATAAAGTTATTTCAGTTAAATTTATTGGTTATGAAGATGTGTACGATATGGAAGTTCCAAAGTATCATAATTTTGCTTTAGAGGCTGGAGTATTTGTACATAATTCAGTAGACATGATTCAATTATTAAATAAGAGGGAAATAGTATCAGAGCAATTGTCAGTAGATAAAAATGATGCTGGATATCAAACGCTAAAAGAATTAATCTATATGCGTAGACTAGATTATTATGAATATAAAGTATTATTAAGGGAATTAGAAGAATTAAAAAGAATAGAAAATGGGAAGATAGACCACCCAGACATATCAAGAAAAAGAGCCTTAGAAGAAAATGATGAAAGAGGTTCAAAGGATACAGCAGATGCAGTAGCAGGTTGTTGTATGTCTGCACTTGAGGAAACAGATAACGATTCAGGAGACTGGGTTGGGGTGGAACTTTAGGAGGTTATAAATGGCTTGGTTTAATTTTGAAAGAAAAAAAGAAGTTGAAGCATTACCTGTGAGCTTAAGTAAAGAGGTAAAAACAAAAAGCTCTAAAGGAGAAATAAATGAAACTACTTCTTATGGGATAGGCTATGGAAATGATTATGCAAATAGGATACTACAATATCAAGGATTAACTATCAGTGAAATGTGGAAATGTTATACAAGTAATCCTTGGGTACGTTCTTGTGTTGATAAGATACTTAAAGAAGTTGTTAAATATAAAATAAATGTTAAGCCTAAAGACCCAGAAAATGTATCTAAAGAAACTGCTCAACATGTAGATAGTGTAAAAGCTCTATTAGCAAACCCAAACGATAAAGTGGAATCATTTGATAACATTAGAAGAAAATACTTAAAAGATATCTTAATATATGATTCCGGTGCATTAGAGATTGTTAATTCAAATGCAAGTAATGTAAAGCAATTAAGACAAAATGTAGCTAAGGCTGTAAAGCAATTAACTAAATTAACAATTACAGGTAAGGGAATAACAGATACTAAATTATCTACTTTTTATAATAATAAAATAGCTGGATTAAATAAAAACCTAATTGAATTAAAAGATAAGTTAAAAGCTGAAATTGAAAAATCTAGTACAAGTGAACCAGTAGAACTATATGATGTATCAGGAACAAACATAAAATTAAATGTAGACATACATGGAGATTTTAAAGACCCAAATGCAGCATATTATTTCATTGATAACAACAGTAAAAAAGTAGCTGAGTTTGCAGTAAATGAATTGATTTATTTTATAGCTAATCCAACTGCAGGAAGTATTTACGGAGTATCACCAATTGAAACCTTATATAATATTATACAAGCTGATAATCAAGCCGCAGCTTTAAATAGAAGAAGATTAGATTCAGATGGTATTATTTCGGGTGTGTTAAGCTTCCCTGGTATGGGAACCAATAAATTAAGAGCAAATCAGACATTTTGGAAACAAAGAGCTAAGAAAAAAGGAGCATCATTGGTTGTTACTTCTTCTAAAGATGTTCAATTTATACGAGTTGCTGAGAGCCATCAGGAAATGCAATTTATGGAATACCAAAAATGGACGCTTACTCAAATTATGGCTGTGTATGGATTGCAACCAATTGTATTAGGAGTTATAGATGGAACAACTGGAAAATTAAATAGTTCAGAACAAAGACAACAGTTTAAATCAGATGCCATTTTACCTCTATTAAGTTTAGAGGCTCATCATTTAACAGATGTATTAATCAGTCAAGCCTTTGGATTTGATGATGTAGAAATATATCATGAAGAACCGGACCAAGAACTAACTAAAGTTGAAAATACAGACGTAGCAGATAAAATGGGCAAGTTGGGAGTAATCACTATTAATGAGGCTAGAGAAATGATAGGATTAGATTCAATAGACGAAGGAGATATATTAATTCTAACTTCTAATTTAAAAGGTGTTGTAGACGATATAAGTAAATCTCAAAGACAAGATAAATTACAAGAAATAAAAGATAGAATAAACGAATTAATAGAACCGAAACCTAGTGTTGAGATAAATACGGAAATAGAATAAATGCTATCATTTAAGAATTTTGTAAACTTATTTAAAGTTGAGAATTTAGTTGATAAGCACATTGATGAATTAGAATTCTCTAATAAAGACTTTTTCTCCAAAGTAGTTACCATAAGAAAAGAAATGGCTAGTAACCTTATTAACGATAATGAAGTCGTTAATGAAGGAATCCAATTCGTTAATGAACTTGTAAGAAGTACGGTTGAGATTGCAGTTGATTTACTTTTAAACTTACAAGACATAATATTACAAAAAAGATTTGTTGCTAAAGCAGTTGGGGCAGCAGACTTTGAAAAATTTGCTGGTGCTTTAGATAGAGAATTAGAAATAGCTGCAATCCATAATAACAATAGAATGTGGACTACATTTGGAACTAGTTATGGGCAAGGGGTTGAAAGAGGTTTAGGAGATGTTGGAATATCTTCAGAGGGAATTGATTGGCAGAAATATAGAGAAACAGCAGCATATAAAGAAACAGCATATCAAAGTATGCGACATATATCAAGTGGATTAAGTACTAGAATTAAAGAAGTAGTTGCTGCAGGAGTTGCTGAGGGCAATGGTGTTTATGATATAGCTAGAAGATTAAGGGAAATAAAATTAGGACCAAAAATTGTAGATGTAGCTCCAAAATTAATAGAAGGAAAAGTTGTTAGAAGAGGTTACTCATATATAATACCTGAAAAAAGATATGCTAATATGATAGCTAGAACAGAATCTTCAAGAGCAGTTAATCAAGGAAGATTAGATGCATATAATAGAACAGGGATAAAAAATGTAGAATGGTTAACAGCAGGAGATGAGCGAGTTTGTTCGAATTGTATGGATTTGGATGGTCGAGTATTTCCTGTTAATAATATGCCAATGATTCCTTTACATATGGCTTGTAGATGTACAGTTGTAGTTTCTGGAAAAATAACAAGTGGGGGTATCTCAAAAGCTAATTTACAAAGTGGGATAGCAGATGATTTTTCTAGAAAGTATTTTGCACATGGATGTTCACAGCTTTCTAAAAAAGAATTTGAAGTAGAAGTTAGTAATTTTGCAACTGGCTATACAGAACTTGATTCTTTAGGAAGAAAGAAAGTTTTAAGAAATATTGTAGGAGAATTTAAAAAGGTAGGTTGCCAATTAAAGATGGACCCTACAAAATTGGATGATTTAGGATATGCATTTCATTTAAGTAAGTCAATTACAAAATTAGATGGTAAGACATTACAATTAATTCAAGCAGCTAAAGGACCAAAACAAACGTTATTATATATTGGAGAAAATAAAGGGGTTAAGGCTAAGTGGGTTAGTAATATTTTTAAAACAGAAGATATATCTAACCAATTTTTTGCTGGTCTTTCTCCTAAACATAAAAATGTTTTTGGTGCTACATTTTCTTCTAATATGACATTTAAAGATGGAAGACACATTAGAAATTTTTTTAAACTTGGTGAACAAAGAAATTTAATTAGGGTAGAAAATTTTAAACATCTTATGGCTACTACTAATGTTGATTTAAATTTACAATTAGAACATGCTCTTGTTCATGAGTTTGGGCATACAATTGAGAATAATATATTGGTATTAAAAAAAGATATAGTTAAAAAATTATATAAAGATTCAAAGAAATTTCATTATGGCACTGATTTTGTTACACCATATTCTTATGAAACATACAAAGAATTTTTTTGTGAGAGTTTTTCTGCTATGAAAACAAAAAGTAATCTTGTAGCTAAGAGAGTATCTGAAGCTTTAGAAAAAATATTATCAAGTATGGAATAAATAATATATAATATATATAAGGAGAAGAGTGTAATGAAGGCTAAAATTGTATATTTAAGACAAGAGCTAATAATTGAGGCAAAGAATAATAAACTAATTAATGCTACTGGACCTCAAATATTAAAAGAAAAAATAGTACCTTTATTTAAAAAGGCTATTTATATACATACTAATACTGATAATTCTACTGATATAATTGCACCAGATAGAAATATATCGAAAAAAATATCTCCAGGTAAGGAAGACTTTATTATTGCGGTGTTAATAGATAGAGTAAAGAATGAATTAGGTGCTAGTTTCGAAATATTAGAAGATTAATATATAACAACTAATGAAGGTATTTAAATGAAGGTAGTGGAAAAAAATCAACCTTTTCCTTATGCTTTACAATGTATGATTTGTGGAGGAGAGGTTAAGAGGATAATTATAACTCTATATGAAGTTAACGACGTAAGAAGATTGACAACTCATCGTTGCCAAAATTGTTTGCGTCTGTTTAACAAGTTGGATGATGTAGATATATTAATTCAAAATCAAACTAAGGAACATGAAGAATGAAGTATCACGGTAGAATGAATATTGGCAGTAATTCTTCAGGTAAAGGGGATAAGAACAGAGCTTTTATGGTTGATAAGAAAAGAAGTAAAGAAGCTATAAGACAGAAGAATAAAAACTTTGATGAGATTTTTAAGGGAAGAAAAATAGAAAAACAAATTTGTAAAAAGTGTGGTAAATTAAAAGTACCAGTTAGAACTGTATATAAAGCTAACGGGAATATAGAACATTACTGTTCATCATGTAGATAATCAATTGAAAGAGAGTATTTATGAATGGCAAAATTTAAAGAGATAATTAAACGTGATGGTAGGAAGGTAAAATTCAGTTCAAATAAACTAACAAAGTGTTTGAAGCAAGCAGGTGAAGTAACAAATGAATTTTCAGATAAGATAGCAGAAAAATTAACAATAAGAATAATTAATTTAGTATCTCAAGTTGTAGAAGATAGATTGCCGACAGTTGAAGATGTACAAGATTGTATGGAAGAAGTATTACTAAGTTCAACCTATAAAGAAACAGCAAAAGCATGCATTATATATAGAGAGCAGCATAATCAATTAAGGGAAATAACTTCCGAATTTAATTCGGGGATTATAAAAGACTATTTAAAAAAGAATGATTGGAAAGTAAATGAGAATAGTAATCAGGGCTTCTCATTACAAGGATTAAATAATTACGTATCATCAGAGGTAACAAAGACATATTGGCTAAATAAAATTTATCCAAAAGAAATAAGGGATGCACACAACAGCGGAGAATTACATATACATGATTTATCATATTTAAGTGCTTATTGTGTTTCTTCTCAAGAACATATTATTACTTGTAATGGGAGTAAAGTTGCAAATTCCATTAAGGTTGGAGATAAACTGATTGGTTTTGACGGAACAGGGTTTAAGCCAACTAAAGTTGTTAAAGTTTTTTCAAGGGAAGTTGAGGATATTTTAGAAATAAAATTTGAATATTTTGGTAAGAATAAGAAACTACGAGTTACTGGAGAGCACCCTTTTTTAACGACTACAGGATGGAAAGAAGCAAAATTATTAAATGTTGGGGATGAAATATTAACAGCAACCCCTAAAGACCTTTTTTCTTTCCGCTGTGAATATGGTTGTTATAAAGATAGAAAAGAATTATTAAGTATGAAAGAAGCCCGTGTAGGGTTGAATATAAAAAGAAAGGATAAATTTTTTGTAGAAAATTGGAGGAAGTCTTGTAGAAAAGCACAAAAAAAATTACGACAGGATAAAAAATTATTATGGAAAGACAAGACTTGGGTTGAGTCAATGATGCAAAGCCGCAGAGATAGTGGTATGTATCAAGAAACAAGTGAACGCATGATAAAAAATAACTCAATGAAAAATAAAAGAGTTTCTAAAAAAGCTATTAAGACCAGAACAAGTAGGGGTACAGGATTTTTTGAGACCAATAACCCAATGAAAGACCCAATTAAGAAAAAAGAGATTATGAAGAAGGCAATGTCCAGGCATTTACCATCAAATCCTGAAAAAAGAGTTATTAAAATAATAAAAGAAAATAGATTGCCTATTTATTATGTAGGAAAAGCGGACTTATTTATCGGAAGATATAATCCGGATTTTGTGGATGAATCCGGAAATAAGTTAATTGAAGTTTTTACAACTAAAATGTTTGACAAAAATAGAACCCCTGATATGCTAAAAAAGAAAGAGTATTATGCTGGGAGAGGGAAAAAATGTTTACTTTTAAACACTGATATTCTTTCGGATAATCAAATTAGTAAAAAGTTAAGGTCTTTTATAAGTAATGGAGCAAAGGTTTTAAAAATTAAAAAACTTTTTAGTAAACAACAAGGTAAGCGAAAATATAAATTTAAAGTTGTTAATTTTCATTGTGCGCCCCACAATAATTTTGTTGTTAATGGTTTAATTACCCATAATTGTGTTGGGTGGGATTTATATGATTTATTATTAAGCGGATTTAAGGGGGTAGTTACAAAGACAGAGAGTAAGCCAGCAAAGCATTTTGCAACATGTTTAGGACAATTAAATAATTTCTTTTTTACATTAGCAGGTGAAGCGGCAGGAGCTCAGGCATTTTCAAATTTAGATACATTATTAGCACCATTTATAAGATATGATAAGTTAAGTTATAAAGAAGTAAAGCAATATTTACAAGAGTTTATTTTTAATTTAAATGTACCAACAAGGGTAGGTTTTCAAGCTCCATTTTCTAACATAACATTAGACCTGGAGCCTTCTCCCAATTATGTGGATAAATATATAGTAATAGGGGGAGAATTACAGAAAGAGAAGTATAAAGATTTTCAAGAAGAAATGAACATGTTTAATAAAGCTTTTTTTGAGGTTTTATTAGAGGGAGATGCAACAGGAAAGGTATTTACTTTCCCGATACCAACATATAGCATAACAAAAGATTTTGATTGGGACAATCCAATGTTAGAAGGTTTGTGGGAAATGACTTCCAAATACGGAATTCCATATTTTTGTTTAGAAAAATCTACTTTAGTATATACTAATAATGGTGTGAAGCCAATAGGAAATATAACTTTAGATGATATGGTCATTGGAAGTGATGGTAAATATAAGAAAATAAAAAATATATTCCCCGTTATTCATAAAAAAGGTATAAAAGTAAATACAAAATTAGGAAATATTGTTAGTGCGGAAAATCATCAATTCCCAACAAAAGATGGAGTAAAAAAAATAAAAGACATTACACTATCAGATAAATTTATTGTAGATAATACATATCTTGAATTTGAAAATGGGTTTAAAATTAATAATTTTACAAAAGAATATTTTGATTTATTTGATGAAAAAAATAATAAAATAAAATTAGAAAATTTAAAATCTATGCCTATATTTTGTAAATTAAAACCTAAAATAAAAACAAAAATACAAAAATTAAAACCATTTAAATATGTCAGCAATAGATTTCAGACAACATTAAAAAATATAAAGATACCCCTTGATTTAAATGAAGATATTTGTGAGTTAATAGGACAATTAATAGGAGATGGTTCTTTTAGAAAAAATGGAGTAAGCTTAACTAATGCGGATAGAGAAATAATTGATTTTTTTGTAACTAAAATGAAATCTATCTTTGGTGTTACATCAACAATATCAAAGGCAGGAGAATCAAAAATATGTAAAAGTATTGGTATTAATTCTGTAATTTTAGTTGGGTTTTTAAAATATATTGGTGTAAAAAGGGCTAATTGTTGGAATAAAGAAATCCCAACAATATTATATAATAGAACAGAAAAAGAAATAGGTGCTTTTTTACGCGGCTTATTTGATACAGATGGTTCTTGTTTAAAAAATAAATCGGGGAAAACAATAATAAGTATTACACTAATGAATCTTAAATTAATTTCTCAAGTTTCAGAATTACTATCTATGTTAAATATTGTGGGTAGATTAGAAAATAATCATATTGTAATAACAGGCAATAGAAATATAGAACTATTTTCTAAAAAAATAGGGTTTAGAATTAAAAGAAAAAAAAATAATATTAATATTTTAAAAGAATTTAATAAGCCCTCAAGAGGATACAAAATTGTTTCAAAGATAGAAGCTATTAATGGAAAATATGGAGAACATTATAAATATAAAAAAGAAAATTATTTTAGAGTTAAAAGATACGAATCTAATTGTTTTTATTTATTTTGTAAAAAATTAGAGAAAACAACCAGTGAGCAAGAAATATCTTCTATTTCAAAAATTAATACTGAAATAGAAACTATCGATATTGAGATAGAAAGTTCCGATAATTTATTTTTATTATTTAATAATATTTTTACTCATAATAGCAACTTTGTTAATTCAGATATGAAGCCAGAAGATTCTAGGTCAATGTGTTGTTTTAATGGCAAACATGAAATAAACTTTAAAATAAATGATTCTTTTAAAATTATGCCATTACAAAAGATTATTTCAAGATATAAAGAGATAGAGGTATTACAAAATGGAGAATGGGTAAAAGCAAAAACAATAAAAATAGATTATGATAAACCTTTTATAAAAGTAATATTGAGGAATGGGTTAAGTTATAATATGACAGACAATCATATTAATCCAACTCAAAGGGGTAATATTTTTACTAAAGATTTGGTTATAGGAGATAAATTAAAATATTCTCATTCTCATTTTGAATATGAGGGAGTTGGTTCTTATAATTTAGGTAAATTTATAGGATATTATTTAGCTGAAGGCTCAAGTATGGGAACTTTTATACAATTTAGTATAGGAGAAACAGAAACAAATATAGCTGATTTTATTAGTAAAATATCTAGTGAATATTTTGGATGCAACACCTCAATTATGAAAAATACGGGTAAATCATTGACTGTAGCTCCACAGTCAGATGTAATAAAAATGTTTATTGATAAACATATATCAGGCAAAGCAACAGATAAACATTTAAAAAATTACTATTCTTTTAATCACGATATGTTAAGAGGTATTTGGGATGGTTGGTTTGAAGGGGATGGAGGTAAAAGTGAAGTATATACATCTTCAAAACAATTAGCTTATCAAATGATAAACATTGCTAGAATTTTAGGAATAAAAATAAATTTAAGAACTACAGAAAACGAAGAAATATTTGCTTTTGGAAAAACATATATTAGGAATTTATATACTTTGCATATTTGTAAGGAAAAAGATAATGGAGGAAGAATATATGATAATGGTTTTGTAGAAATCATAGATATTAAAAAAGTTTCTAATAGAAACAAAGTTGCTTTTTGTGTTGAAGTAGCTACTGATGCTCCATATTTTGAATTGTCAGATGGATTATATACTCACAATTGTAGATTAAGATTAGACACAAAACAATTAGAAAAAAGAGGGGGAGGATTATTTGGAGCTAATCCATTAACAGGAAGCATCGGAGTAGTCACGATTAATTTACCTCGAATAGCATATTTAAGTACTAATAAAAAAGAGTTCTTTGACAAATTAGAAAGACTAATGTTTCTTGCAAAAGAAAGTTTAGAGATTAAAAGAAAAATAGTTGAGAAGTTCACTGAAAATGACCTGTATCCCTATACTAAGTTTTATATTAGAAAGGTAAAGGAAAGATTCGGAGAATATTGGAAGAATCATTTCTCAACCATTGGCTTAATAGGAATGAATGAAGTTTGCTTGAACTTTTTAAAAGAAGATATTGGTAGTAAAAATGGAGTTAAATTTACAGAAGAAACATTAGTCTTTATGAGAAATAAATTGGTAGAATTTCAAAAAGATACTGGAAATAATTATAATTTAGAAGCAACTCCGGCAGAATCAACAGCATATAAATTAGCTAAAGGAGATAAAGAAGAATTTGAAGATATAATAGTATCTAATGAAGAAGAATATAAGAAAGGTGCAGAACCGTATTATACAAATTCAACTCAATTACCTGTAGGATATTCTGATTCAATAGTTGATGTTTTAGATTTACAAGATAGTATTCAAACAAAATATACTGGTGGTTGTATAGAAGAAAATAGTTTAGTTATGACTGATAAAGGATTAATAAAAATAAAAGATATAGTAAAAAATAAAAATATAGAAGTATATTCTTTTAATGAAAAAACAAAAAAAACTGAATTAAAAGCAATAAAAGATGCCTTTTATATTAATGTAGAAGAAAAAAATAAGCTGCAAATTGAATTAGAAGGAAATAATAATATTATAACTTCTTCTTGGCATCCTTTTTATGTTTTAGATGAAAATTTAAACATTGTTACTAAAAGAGCAGATGAATTGAAAAAAAATGATTTTGTTATTTCAATTACAAATAATGTAAAACCAAAAAATGAAATTTCTATTAATTGTGATATTGCTTGGTTATATGGAGAATTTATTACAGATGGATATGTTAGTAATCACTATATTGGATTTTACAGTTGTAATAAAGATACTATAAAAAAAATAGAAAATATTTTAACATTTTATATTGGTAAAACATATAAAAAATATAAAGATAGAGATATTAGGATTTATAAAAAAGATATTAAACATAAAATAGAAAAAATGTTGTATCTTGATAAATATGGTGCAAAAACTTTTACTTGTTTATTACATCCAGATACTTTGAATTTTAGTTATGAAAATAAAATTGCATTGTTGGCAGGTATTATTGATGGAGATGGAAATGTTCCTGTCACAGGAAAATATATTAGAATATGTTCTGCATCATTAAATTTTGTATTATCTTTAATGTCATTACTGTATTCTTTAGGTTTAACAGCTTCTTATAAAAAAGATAAAGATAATTTATATTATGTATTTATTAGAAAAGAACAATATTCTAAAATATTAAATACCTTGAAAAAACATTTAAGTTATAAAAATAAAGCAAGTAGATTAAAAAAATATATAGATTCTAACGGAAAAAAAGGTATTATTTGTACTGATAAAATTAAAGATTTGGCTACATATAAATATACTACAGGTAAGTATAAAACTAAAAATAAAATATCTTTATCGTTAGCTAAACAAATAAATACAAAATTAAAAAATATTTCTGGATATTTTGTTAAGAAAATAACAAAACCAAAAGTTAAAACTAAATTTTGTGATTTAACTGTTGAAGGAAATAATAATTATTTGGCAGGCAATAATGCTTTAGTATTTATTCATAATACAGTACTTCATCTATTTATAGGAGAAGCACAACCATCAAATGAATCAGTAAAGAATTTAGTTAAAAAGGTTTGTAGCAATTACAAATTACCATATTTCACAATAACACCTACTTTTTGTTATGATGATAAGACGGAAATATTGACAAACAATGGATGGAAATTATTTGAAGATTTAAATCAAACTGAATCTGTGTTATCGTTAAATCCTAAAAATAATGAAATTTGTTATCAAAAACCAATTAAATATATAAAACTTCCATATAATGGAAAATTATTAGAAATAAAAGGAAGGCATACAGATTTAATGGTAACACCTAATCATAAGATGTATATAAAGGGGGTAGGTGTTAAACAACATGGTAATAAAGGAAGGTTTATAAAAAATAATAAAGATGTTTATTTAAAAGAAGCACAAAATTTAACAACAAGTGATAAATTTCCTAGAAACGGATTTAAATGGAAAGGAAAAAATGAAAACTTTTTTACTCTTCCTACGGTTCAGGGTATAAATATTAAAAATATAGGTAAGATAAAAATGAAAGATTGGTTGGCTTTTTTTGGAATTTGGTTAGCCGAAGGTACTGTTTGCGGTTCTAAGGGGGGTGCACACAGAAGCTATGGAATCGTTGTTTCTCAAAGTAGAAATATTAATAATAAGTATTATAAACAAATTGAACAATTATTAAAAAAACTTCCCTTTCATTTTAAATCGACAGATAGAGGGTTTAATATTAATAACAAACAATTATGGAATTATTTAAGCCAATTTGGAAATTCTAGAACAAAATTTATTCCGAATGAAATTAAACAATTAAAACCTAGTTTGTTAAATATTTTATATACGTGGTATTATTTGGGGGATGGGGGTAAAACAACAAAATCTAAATATACTTATTCTGTTTCAAATAAATTAAATAACGATTTTCAAGAAATCTTGATAAAATTAGGTATAAATAGTTCTTTAAATAAAGGAAGATTAACACAGATACACAATAAATATACTTATGTTGCTGATATGTTGCCATTTAAAAAACATAAATATACCGGATTTGTATATTGTGTTGAATTAAAAGAATATAATATAATTTGTGTTAGAAGAAATGGGAGAGTTATGTTTGCAGGAAATAGTACTTGCCCGAGTCATGGATATATATTCGGTGAGCATTATAAATGTCCAAAGTGTAATTCTGATTGTGAAGTATATTCTAGGGTAGTTGGTTACCTAAGACCAATTAGTCAGTGGAACAAGGGAAAAAAGCAGGAATTTAAAGATAGAAAATTATTTAAAATATAATACTTATGAAGATTTGGCGTAGGATAATGGCAAAAACTCTTCCAGCTAAATAGAATAGTAGCATGGTGCAAGTCCAAATCCCACTGGGAGCTATTCCGCAAATCTTCATTATTGTGTAAGTATTCATTGCTGATATAATTCAATGGTAGAATGATTGTTTTGTAATCAATATACAGGGGAACGGTTTACAAATCGGCAGAATTGTGGTATAGTTATATCAGGTAAAGGAATTAACCTTTACTTAAAAGAAGGGGGATTAAAATGAGGGTAGATTTAAATATTGATAGATTAAGAGAACAAGAAGAATCAGCTTATTATGAATTTATGCAATTAAGAGAAGATGACGATTCATTTGCAAAGCTATATAGTAAAGAAGAGTTTCCAGATTGGTATAACGATGTTTATTTAGGAGGAGATTAAAATGAAAAAGCTTATAATAATAATTAGTATTGTATTATTTTTATTGTTATGTTTATTTGGTAATGCTTCAGGCGAGAATTTAATTGTTACTAAAGCTAAAGCAGAAATAGGAAATGGGGAAACAGAAAAGAACAATGCAGGTCCAGATATAAGGAGATACACTAGAGGAAGAAACGTAGCATGGTGCGCTGGTTTCGTTAGCTATATATTAGATGAATCAAATATAGGTCTATTCAAATATAGTCTATCTGCCAAAGCTATTTATAATGAAGCTAAAATAAAAGGTAGAATAACTGACAATCCACAAGCTGGTGATTTAGTTGTGTTTAACAGGGGGAATCCTAAATCTTGGCAAGCCCACATAGGCATTATAGAAAAGGTGAGTAGCACCCATATATACACTATTGAAGGCAATGTAGGAAGATATCCAGCAACTGTTGAACGATTTACATATAACAAAGATAATATTAAGAATTTACTTGGCTATATAAAAACAGGAAAAAGTTTTTAATAAAACCAAAAAATAATATATAATATAGATAACAAGGGAGAAAGGTTATGTTTAAGGAAAAGAGTGATGAAGTTAAACGTAAGAAAAAGATAGCTGAATTAAAAGAAAATTATCCAGATGTTCCAGAAGAGATTTATGATATAGAAGCTTCTGAAGAAATGGCAGAAATGTATTATGATGAATTTGGATATTAAAGAATATAACAAATTAGAAGTATTCGCCCACTCAAGAGGACCGGTCCCCTTCCGGTTTGGTTACTTGATTAGAAATAGTCAAGTCTCTAGAGTGGGCTTTTTATTGAGAGGGGGTAAAATGACAAACAAGCTAATTATACAAATGTCTATTGATGAATTGAAGAAAGAAAAAGTATACTTAGAAGAAATGATTGATGAGGGATGTTATGGAGTTGCTGATTATGATTATTATATGTTAATCTTAAAAGAACTAACCAAACGAAAGGGGATATGAAATGTTGAAAATGCTAGGAAGATATCAACGGGGTAAGGTTATATTTAAGGTAATTAAAATGTATCACGGGGAATATGTGGTTCAGGTTTTAGGCTCAGAACAAACACAGAGATTAAATGCAGATATGGTTGAGAAAATGCTAAAAAAGGGTGAAATAAAATTAGTAAAATAATATATAATATAACTATAAGGATAAATTAAAGGAGTATGTAAAATGAAATATGACTATATTGATTTGTTTCTTGGTGTTGGGATTATGTCCGTTGGCATAATTACATTTATAGCAGATGACAGAGATGGAATACTTGCATTGGGTGTGATTGCTTTGGTTTTCTATTTTTTTGCTCTGTCTTTAAAAAGTGAGGAGAAATAAAATGAACACATTAATAAATTGCCCCAGATGCAGAGAAAAGAGTGTACGAACTAAAATCTACACTAAAAAGAATGAAATAAAAACTAGGGCAATCTATTGTATCAATAAAGGTTGTGGATTTAGTAGAAGATTAATGTTACCAAACGAAAGGGAAGTATAATGAAATTAAGATGTTTTACTTGTGGTAAAATAGTTTCTACAGAAGTTCCTGAAGATACGATTGTACGAGCATGTCTCGAATGTCCCGAGTGTCTTGAGAAAGAAGAGGATAAAATGTCAAGACAGAAGAAAAAATTAGATACTGCAAAACAATTTGGCAAAAAATTGCTAAAGTAATGGATGATTTAAAATCAAGTCATATTTTGTTTGTTATACAACAAGCTTATGGAGAGATATCTTGGGACGAGGCTCAAGTTATTTTAAATAATGTTTTAAAAGATTAAAGGATGAATAATGAATGATTTAAAAGTATATATTAAAATGTGTGGGAAGGCGATAGAGCTACAGAAGAGCTGGAAACCTAGAGTTGGGGATTTAGTTTGGAGAGGTAAAGAATATTTACCTATACCAGATGCTTGTGGTTATTTAACTGATGTAGATATTTTTGATACACAAGGATATAAAAAGAATGGAGCAATTTGGCTACCAAGCCAATCCCAGTTGCAGGAGATGGTAATTGAAAAATGGAAAAAAGGTATCAAAGAAGGTAATTCTTATAGGGGTTATCCCATCAGTTTCATAGAAGATTTTAATCAATTTATACGCTGTCAGATAGCTCAAAAATATAATTGCGTAGATTGGTCTATGGAACAACTCTGGCTAGCATTCGTAATGAAGGAAAAATATAACAAGGTTTGGAATGGGGAGGACTGGGTAAAATAATGAAAAAAACATATCGCATAGTTCCTTATGGGAACGAGTGGGCTATACGTAAAGACGGAACTACTAAGGTAATTTCAATACATAAAACACAAAAAGAAGCTATTGCTAAAGGAAAACTGAAAGGAAAGATTATTGTGCAGAGAAGAAATGAAATAGGAAAAACAAATATGCCGAGATATTCCATTAGTAGATGGGGAGGACAAGATAATGCAAGATAAAGAGAGTATAGAAAAATTAAAAGAAAGAGTTAGAGCAAAAATAAAAGCTAATCCACTTCAAGCAAAGCAAAGACTGGAAAAGTTTTGTTCTGATAAAAATTTCACAAGGGAAGCGGAGAGGTTGTTGCTATTTAAAAAATTAACTTGTGAAGAATATACTACACTTGAGAATAATGTTATACCCATAGTTGCCGATTTATTAAGGCAGATAGATGAGCTAACCAAAAAATAGAGGAGGAAAAGGATGAGTAAAGTGCTAAAATTAGATATAGACTTAGACGGAAACCCATACATTAAAATAGATGGTCATTTTGCCTCTAATGATGTTGAGGAAAAACTATTATCTCAATTCATTAA